CTATGGGTATCTATAACGTCAGGGAGGGTAGTCTGGTACTAACGCCTATTGACCGCAGCATCATGGATCGCGTATTAACCTCATTCTTTGGCACGCACAAATTAATCACAGCAGGTTTCTACCCTCACCATTACCCTGAGGATAATTATAGTCCCTGTCTCGATTCCTTTGGTAAGCCTTGTCCCTATCTCCATGATTGTTACCCTGAGCTCGCAGAGGATCAGAGTCTACTTGATCTCTATAGATTATTAAATTGACATACTGGTATTTAGTACGATAAGATTAATGGGTATATAGAGGATATGTATGCCCAAACCTAACCCCTGGCTTGATGAAGTAAAGAATTATCTGCGTAAGAAGTTCTATCAGCAGATTGATTTCGAGTCTGCTTGTTACAATCGAACATTCTCATATGAGACAGTGCGTAAGTGCATGTATTTAATTATGAGAACTAGCCCGGACATATACAGGCATGCTGCCTGGCTCTGGGCTACGCAGCGCAGTCGCAATGACATTGCGGGCGGTCTTAATGTAGATAGTAGTACCATTAAGCGTAAGTTTGATGCTTTTGCTATCCAATTACTTAATTATCTGATTAATCCTGATATCATGCCTGTATTAGGCCCCATTGATATTCGTATGCAGATGGAGGAAGAGGATAAGCGCATCGAGATCCCTGAGATCGTCGAGGGTAATGTCTATACAGCCGCTGATTACTTGAATAGCGTGGTAGATGATGGCAGACTACACTAATATACTGCAGGAACTGCGGGACTGGAAGGATGACTTTGGTAGTCTACTTGATAGTAAGCAGCTTATAGGGACTATTGAATGGCAGCCCCTCTGGGAGCGGTTAGTAGCTCTAGAGAGATTATTCAATGACCCTGTAATATCTGAACCACTGGATAACTATAAGGTGGCTCTCCGCCATCCTATTGATGCTTGTGGGATGACAGAATTTGTCGTGCAGTTAATAGAGAAGGGCTCCAGTGAGAGCGATATATCCCGCGCCTTATCTATGCACGGGGTTGATCTTACAGCGCGCGAGGTAGGTGAATGGATAACCGCTTATAGAAGCGCGCCTATAATGGAAAGGGTGAACTATCCATATGGCTCTGTATTTGATACTCAGACGCAGCTACAGACTATATTCAATGATCTTAAAGCAGGTATTATAGCTCTCGAGTCGGCTGATGATGAGCCATTTATTAAGGCTAGGAAAGTCAAGGAGGAAATATGGGTAACTATGTTGCAGGAACAGCGCCAACTACTGAAGGATGCGCGCGCACTGATGGAGACTGTCAAGCAATTCGAGGCCATAGACCGATTCAAGCAAATTGTAATAGAGGAGGTGAACAAGGAGAATCCAGCTATAGCGAGTCGTATCTACCGGCGTATACAGATGGCCAAGACACTCCTCAATACGTTGGAGCCCCTCGCATAGTGGCATCACAATATAGCACGCATATATTAGATGAATACTTTCTTTATAATAGCCTCAATGTATTCATCAGTACATTTATATTTGGCCTAGGTGGTTCCATTAATTATGATAGATGCGGTTATACCTTCTATCAGGACATTCGAATAGGCTTTATCTATTGCGCTATTATCTGGTCTAGTCATCGCCCATTTCATCTGAAAATTAGAGGTAAGCTCATTGAAAACGAACTATCACGGCGGGAGGTATCTCAGATGGAACAATAGAATGCTTGAGGTAGACGATGGCGATGGTGTGCGGAAGCACTATAAACATAGTTTATTCGCTACTGCTAAGGAGGTTAGAGCATGAAATTTAGTTTATTTACCCAAGTTCGTTTAATTGAAGATTTACCTGAGTATGGTTTAAGTCAGAGTGATTTGGGTACTATTGTTGAACATTATTCCAATCCTGAAGGAGAAGATGGTTATAGTTTAGAGGGGTTAATTCCTCTAAATACGTTAGAAGTGTCTGAATCTCAAATAACGTTTACAAAAAGCTAGTTGAGTGTTGTCACACTGCCCAGCTTGACATTAAACGTTCTACCTATCGCTTCCCGTCTTGATTATCTCCCCCCTGACGTTTTGCTAGTTCGTTGATGGTGTAGATAAAAACGTAGTCATAGGGATGAATCTTCCCGACAGCTACGCCGTAAGCAAAGGGCTAATCTCGATAATGCAAAGCTAGAAAAGAGCCAGCACCCGCAAGGGTACTGGCTCTATGCTTGTCCATCCCTCCATCTTAGCTTATTAGGGTAGATTGAGTCAAGCTAATAATGCTGGGGATTCCTGACACGAGGGCCTAGCCCATGCGTAGCATTGCCTCTCTATCAAGTTTACCATCTAACCTATTGACCCAGAGACTATTATCGTCACTGGGTCTTGTTGTGACTGTTACTGTATTACCATTCTGCTCGGCGCTGGTCTCCTGAGATATTAGTGCTATATGGCCCCGCCGTGTTGCCTCCTCTGCTATCTCCTTGAGCTCGGGATTGAAGTTACCATTATTGCTTATAATGGCTCGAGATTGAGTAGCTGGTGCAGGCCTGCCTACTGTCTTACTGACAGCTATGGCTAGACGGGCCACCTCTGCACTATAAGGAGTAGCTGACTGGGCTAGCTTATTCATAGTGTCTGATACAGTAGCGCGAATAGCCGCTATGTTGTTCTTATACTGGCCTAGCATCTGCTGCCTAGCGTATATTTTTATGGAGCCCCAATCACTACTGGCCCGCGCTGACTTGACCCAGCTGGTCTGTCCGAATATCTCTACGTTGAAGAGACGGGCCCGTCGTGCTATCTCTCTCTCTGTGAATGGATCTAGTAATTGTATGTTACTATCTCCTCCAGCAGGCGTCGGTAGCAGCATGGCTGCCGTCCTATTACCAGCAGAGTCATTGCTAGCTTCGGCCCATCTATCCGCGTTGTATTGAAAGGCCCGCCCCGGCATAGCTAGTGTCATACCGCCTGGCCCTTCTTTATAACGCGCTAGTAGATAATCTGTTGGCGTGACAAACATGTTCAGCCCTGTTATCTTACCCATACCCTCTACTGCGGCACTACTACCACGAGCCAGTGTCTCGTGTACGCCTGGGACAGCAGATATGGCCGTTCCTCCTAGGAGGCCCCCCAGGCCTGATTTAGCTATTAGACCCCAGCCCGCGCCTTTGAACCAGCTTGCAGCCGCCCCGACTAGTGACATTACACCTAGTGCCGTACCTATAGCTGATGTAATGACGCCCTTTACCTGATCATTACCTAGTGATAGAAAGCCGGGTATCTTATCTCCGATTATGTCGCCTATAGCTCTATCTACGCCGGTCCAGAATCTCTCACTAGCTTGACTGAAGTCCTGCCAGGCATCGCCCTTGGTGACTGCCTCTAGGTGTTTATAGCCCCACGCAAATAGTCCTGTTGCTATACCTACACCTATTGCTACCACTCCTATTGCTGCTATTAGAGGGGCGCCTATGACTGCCGCGCCTATAGCTCCTATTGCTTTAGCGGCCACTAGACCTGTGACTATACCAGTTATGGAGTTACGCACTGTCATACCGGCATGCTCCTCAAGTAGCTGTTTCTCTGCCTCAGTGTATAGCTCATCCCGTTGAGATCGGCCGAGTCTCATGAATGCGCTACCTACATCTAGACTCTCTATGCCACCCCAGGCTGTCATAATGCCGCCGCCTAATGCCTGAAGCGATCCCCGTGCGCTGAGCCGCGCCTTAAAAAATGGGTAGACCTTTATCTCTGAAGGGTCAGCTATGGGGGCCTTACCGCTATCCCAGTGAAATATGCGCTTCCATTGAGGTGCCTTCTTCCGCTCTATATCTATAATGCCACCCTGCTTATTGGCCCAGTCCTCTACTCTCTGATTGCGACTACGTAATACTTCTATATCAGTAGTGGCCCCAGCCATTATCAGCGCCTTCTCCTTGATATCCTTAAATAGGAAGCCTAGTTCATTTAGTACGTTAGCGCTTATGATGCGTATCTGTTCGTCTGATGTCAGACCACGGAAGCGTGATGATATCATGAAGGCATCACCAGGGTCGGGGTTAAGAGATATCTTACGTATAACCTCGCGCTCTATCGTCTCCTTGATGACCTCGCGTATACGACGTCTTAGGAATGAGTCAGCATCTCCATACTGTATCTTGAATGTCTCCTCGCTTAATCCTAGTAGTGAGTAGGCCTTCTGTGAGAACGGGGCGGGCCCATTATTAATTGATATATCGCTATCTAGTAGGTTTAGTATCTTAGTTAGGAAGCTATCGGGCCCGCGGCTTATAGTGTCATCTAGACTATCTACTAATCTACGTACTAGATCATCCCTATCAGTTATACTGCGCACAGTGCTCTCGTTTATAATAGGGGCATCGTATACGCGTGCCATTAGAGTATCCATCTCGTCATTTGCAGTCATACTCATAAAACTATTGAGGAAATAACCTATTCTCTTCCCTACCTCTCCGCCCATGCCATCAGGTGGACTAGCGTGTAGCGTATAAGTGAAGCGGCCGCGCTTCACCTCATACTTCATACGGTTCTCTCCTAGGGGACTCTTAGCCTGAGGTGCCGTTATAACAAAGTATTCCGCCCTCTCACCGGCCCATAGAACACGCAGCTCAGTCATAACGTTATCTATGGCTCGTGCCTGCCTCCCTCCCTCTAGTACGCCAAATAAACTCATCATCGCGCCTATCGCGCCCGCAATCATAGTGGCTGCAACGCCCCCAGCTAGACTCGTCATAATGGGTGTGTTGATTAGTGGTATCTTACCCCAGAAGTTAACTAAGAAGGACCCTATCATACCCAGGATATTGCTCTCCTCTGTCCTCATTGATCTAGGCGCGCCCATCTCCAGCCAGTCTCCATCTGCAGCATATATATCTACCCGTCTACCTCCTGTACGCCGTTCCGACGAGTACTTAATGAAGTTCTCGTACTGTACGAAGTTGAGGGGGTTAGCCACTCTGGATGCCAGACTAGGGAATGCAGTTTCTGCTAACAGTCGCATGTCTCCCTTACTCAGCGATGCAATTAGCGTGTCTAGATATGACTTGGGTTTTTTACTATCCCGGGGATTCATACCATCAGGATTACCTAGATTAGTCATCTCAGATACTAATGACTCAGGCCGCTGATATGCGAAGTTGCGTATTACCTGCAGGCGACTACTCAACGCTATGTTCATCAACGGATCCGCTCTATAGAGGGCCAGGCTGGCTCTATTGAATGGGCTAGTTACGCGCCGGCGGTTCTTATCAGTCAATGGGTCTAATCGTGCTGTTAGACTGACTACGCTGATGGCCATAAACTTGCGCTGATCCTCTGATAAGTTATTCATCGAGGCATCAGTTATATTAGCCTTACGGTAGTCGCGCGCGTATAGCTGGCCCATGGCCCCTGCCTTGACCATCTTGAACATATAGGCTGGCGCTGTAGAATATACTGCCGTACTGATGTCCTGGTTAGTAGACTGTAGCTGCATGTAGAAGGTCTGACGCGAGCCTAGCTCTCCCTCTCGTACACTAGTACCAAATACTAGGACACTCATAAATGGGTTACTGGCATTTAATACAAAGCTGTTGCGTAGGTTATCTATTGCAGTACTCATACGCCCTACGCTGCTCTCTATGGGGTTGATTAAGCGCACGCCGCGCTTACGCTTATAGGCGCCATCTGCCATTACAACCAGAGGCTCCAGGGGATCCTGTGCCACAGCTATATCCCGTCGTGTGACTAGACGGAATGCATTAGACACGAACTCCAGTGGCGTGTCATCCATAGCGTTATAGAAGCCCGCTGTTGCTTCCTCCTGATTACCTGAACTAGATAATATAGCACCCACACCTAATAGAAGAGCAGTAGCGGCTATGTTCACGGCGCCTAGTGCCGCTGCAGAACGCAATAGTCTACTACCGCCGGGCCCCAGTATTCTGGCGTTTCTATACTTGAGGTAGTCTCGGCTATCTACTAGGGTGCGTAGGTTCTCACTGTAATCTGTTAGTCTATAGTTACCTGCCTCGTCTATAATGTCCCGTACCTGGAAGTTAGACGGGCGCCGGCCGTGTTCATTCATAGCATTATGGTATGCTGTGCCGTGAACTGTCTTCAGGTGTTCATCTAGTAAATCGAAGCTATGGTAGCCCCGTCGATTATTACGGTAGTCTGATAGGTAGGTCTCTACAGTATTAAAGTCAGACCGTATGTCTCTCTCAAGAGAAGCTAGACGTAGCTTACGCCACATACCTAGTGGGTTCAGTGGGTGCATCTTACCTACCTTGGCCCTCATTCTACGATACCGCTCTATAGTAGCGCCTGGGTCTAGCCCGAGGTCTCCTAGTTCCACTACTGCCATAGCGTTTACGCCGGCATAGAGCCCTACTGTAGCTAGTCGAGTCATGACATTGTCGTCCATGCCCTCACTTACGTTCCACCCAGTCTTAGTTTGGAATAGGGCCGCTATAGTGCCAAGAAGTAGTGGCATACGATAGGCCCGCCATCTGCGTAGACCCGTATGCATACCGCGGCTTATCCTAATATCCTCCATACCTGTTATTCTCGCTACACGAGATTGTAGAGCCGCTACCTTCTTACGCCATGGATCGTGCTTCATAGCGAAGGAATATGCGAAGGCCAGAGAGGTACCTACAAGTAGGGAACTTGTTAGTGGACTCGTGCCCGTTAGTCCAAATAGTGCGCCTAGCACAGGGGGTACAATAAAGTTACTCAGAGCTATGACCTTAGCTAGTCTTCTATCTAGCTTGTCGAATCCCTGTAGTGCCCCGTAGCTGAACCCCGCCATTGTGTCTACTACCTTACCTGAGTAATGCCAGAAGGAACCAACCGCAGTTCGTGCACCTGCTATGGGTACATTCATAGCCCGGCCGCCCCAGTCATCTACTAGTGCTGCTAAGTTAGTCATCTTATTGCTGAGATCCTTCGCACCCGCACCTATCGTAGGATCGCGTAGTATCTTAGAGCGCGCGTACTCTGGTAACAGAGCAGACAGACTAACTAGCCCAGCCGTTAACGATACTGCTAATGATACATTACCAGCGCTCTGTATGTAATTGATAACGTTATCCTTCTCCTGGTTATATATGAAGGCCTCAGCGAAGGGCTTATTAGCGTCAAAGGCCAGCGGGGCTGACACGCTCATAGAGATACCCAGTACAGGTGCTGATTGTACCCCCATACTATAACTGTATACGCCCTTATCCATCTCAGAACCACGGCGCCGTGACTCCGCTATGAAGAACTGTATGTAGGACGTGGGGGCCTGACTCGCGTAGACCTCTATAGTTTTGGCCCGTTGACTTATAGCTGCTACTGGTGTGTGTGCACTAATACGTCCTGCTACGAATGCAGACCATGCCTCTAAAGTCCTCTCAGTTCTATTGCCAACTAGCCCGCCTGTATTGACCCTATTGAGTACTGATTGTTTCCATGCCTGGAGACTACCTACTGTTGCGTAGTTCTCGTCTAGTACCTGCCCCTCTTGCCCTGTTATACGGTTGAAGATATTCATTATAAAGTTACCTACACCAGTGATGACGCGGGGGGCCCATAGTAGCGCTGCTGTAGTTAGACCCCACGTCATAAATCTATTACCCTTCTTGACTAGAGTGCCTCGCTTCAGTACTCCTTCTGCCTCTGCGGATATTAGACGACTGTTACCACTGGCATACAACTCATCGCTGAGACTATACCGGTTAATAGCCATACTGCCGAATACCTCACTACCTACATAACCCCCGGCTACTGCTAATGCTGTATAAGCGGCCCCCATGACGGGCCCTTCGAGTATTAGATTGCGGTTATTGTAGCGTACCTCCTCTACGTCGACATCACCGAACTGTAGGTTAATAGAACGCAGGAAACTAGGCCCACTGGCATCTAGTATATTAGCTAGGCCAGTCTGTACATTCATAAGAGCCAATACAGAGGCACCTATAATACCCTTATTGCGGAAGAACGATGAGGTTAGGAAGCGACTATTACGCCCTGATATTAATCTGAATAGATCCTCTTGAGCTGCCGTGGCCCCCGCTGCCCGTTGTACTGCCTGCTGATAGTAGGGACTACTCTGTATGGCCTGATTGTAGACTATCAGCTGATCTACAAACTTAGCAACTAACTGGCGCTGCTCCAGAGTTTGTACATTACCTATCTGACGGCTACCTTGTCCGTTAATGCCTACCTCCCATGTCAGTAGGTTCTCTACTAACATCTGTCTCTCTAACTTCATGAGTTCCTTATACTCTGCAGCTAGATTAGTAGTTGCTATGGGCCCTATACCCATAAATAAGTTATTGCCCTGGAGGCGCGCCTTAGTAGAACGCATCACTCCTCCTAGCATAGCGCCCCCTCGCATGAGGAGGCCCTTCATACCGCTAGTGTTATTCTCGCTACTACTGACTATGTAGTTGAGGCTCTGGCTTCCAGTACCTAAGATTCTATGGAAGGATTCTGCCATCTCACTAAAGCTGAATACCTCTGCCATACTCACGAAGGAGCGGCTGTCTTCCTTACCCTCTCCCCATCCCCAGCGCCAGGGTGCAGCAGGTAGACTAGCCCCTACCTCGTCAATTAGTATTGCTAATTCTCGTTGTCTCTCAAAGCCTATGTTAGTAGCCCTGAGAGACACTAGGAATGGCTCCATCTCACGCGAGACTGGGTTATACCTCTCTTCAAAGGTGGTCTCTAGACCAATAGGGCGCCGTAGTGAATCATGGAAGGCATCCGCAGAGCGCCTTAGCTTAATGTCCTCTGCACTCCCTCTCTCATAGGGATTCATGACATCTAGTATGAAGGGCTTAGTTATATACTCGAAGAAGGTGGCCCCCCTCTCTCTATAAAATAGGTTATTGAGAGCGGGCAGTGTATTTATACGATTAGTGTAATAGTTGTCGAGGGTGCCTCCGCTAAGCCCCTGAACTTCTTGCATGTATTTAGCTAACTCGAAATTATCGACGGGGGCAATGTCTAGTATAGGTAAGTGCTGAGGATATCTTTTTCCTGCTGTCTTCTGTACAGCGCTGTCGATAGTACCCTGGACCATCGACTTATTTAGTTCTGCAGTTATGTAACCTAGGGGTATACCTATACTGAAGTATAGCCCCATACTGGCCGCTGTAGTCATTACAAAGCTACTAGCAAATGTAAGCGCATTCTCGTATACACCAGCCACTGGTACCATACTATCGCGCGTCTCATCATAGTCGAAGAACGTGCCGTAGTATGTCAGTGTTCTATCTAGTACTGCACCGAAGGCCCCCGCTATACTAGGTAGGGCCCCCACCTCATCTTTATATAGCCTGCCAAAACCGGCCATGATAGTGTATTCATTAATGAGAGAGCCTAGGCCTGGCGATAATAGAGCTCTATCGTAATCGCGGACCTGGTCTGGCACAACACTGGGGGCCCCATTTAGCGCAGCGCGCGCTAGGTAGTTCTGTGTGGCTATGCCCGGCCTATTGGTATAAGACTCTAATGATTCTCTCCAGTCTAGGTGTCCGCTTACTCGAGCGCGCGCTGCGTTATTGATAGCCACCTCATAGAAATGAGAGGCTCCCAGGAAGCTGGGTAGCTGAGATATAGTAGTACCAGTAGTAGCACGTATAAATGACTTATTGGTATAACCCATCTGCGTCATCTCTATATCGGAGACGTTGAACTTATTATCAGACAATAACATGCCCTTATAATACGCGAAGGCAGCGGGGTCATCCTCGCTAGTCAATCGTATCATGATCTCCCTATTGTGTTGAGCACTGAAACGTCGAGTGCCCATATAAAGCGCATCGGTGCCCTTCTCGTCTATATTCTCAAATAGGTGTTTATTATAATGAGTACCTACGTTAGAGCCCGCTATAACGCCGGCCTGATGTAGACGATGGTGTACATTGGAATCTACCTGGCCACTAGTAGCCATTAGTATTGGTATGTCAGAGGCCCGCTCTACTATAGTGTTCTCAAAGTTCTCTAGTCTGGCGTAGTGATTCCTATCTAAATTATTATCTCGGCTGATGATATTTCCATCATCATCTCTTGCTTGAGCTAGGCTCCAGCTTGCTGGGCTCAGTACTATGCCATTAGCCTTCTGCGCGTCGCGGGTCATGGCTAATATAGCCTCTGACTCACCTAAGATGAATCTATTGCGAGAAGTATCTAGCTCCCTGCCCTCTGCTAGGGAACGCATATAAGTGCGGAGTTCAGTAACAAACTTAGGGTTACTGGTTTCGTAGAATACATCCTTTTTATTAGACTTAAGGCCTATATCAAGAAGACTACTATTAGTATTCCTGAGCATTACGCCAGCGCCCATGAGTAGAGGGGCGGCTATAGCTCCTACTATACCTAGTCGCGGGGCCCTGCCTGATATTATAGCGCCGGCTCCTGCGATACCTGATACTACCGCTCCTACCTCGAGGGCATTAGTTCCGTACTCGGTTATATAAGGGGCCGTGTGTACTCTACCTACATCAGTACCGTCCTCTCTGGTTATCAACTCGAGCTTAGAGTGCATCAGCGTAGTCCCCTGGCCCTTATTAGCGGTATAGGGTATGACATTTAGATTATTAGATGCTGCCTTTAATGCCTGTGACTCTCTCTTAGATATAGTCATGTCGACTACGACAGTACCACCTACCTCATCGTATAGATCTATCTCATTAGTAAATATACCCTCTGCCATTTTTATATATGGCTTCATACTCTGATAGAATTTATCCTGTCTTTCTTGGCCTATTGCTCTGAAGCTCTCTTTATTAAAAGTATCGTGTAATAACTCTAGGGTAAAATCCGAGTGGAACCTATTGTGTGAGAACAAGGCCGCCTCTAGACTATTCGGGCGCGCATCTCTTAGAAAACGCTGAGTCTCACTAAGAGATGACACGCCGAATCGGCTAGAGGAGCCCTCTAGTGAACCAACACCAGCCGATGGGTATTTACTAGCCGCCTCTATTTGTTTTAGTAGATCCGATTCCACTGTTCACTGACCTTATCTGTATAGGAGACCTCTATCGGCACTACCGGTGTATCGTATTCTACTACTACGGGATCATTATTAGGTAATTCTATCTCCGCCTTGAAGCGCTCTGCTCGGCTAGTGCTCTGGTCCTTGACGGTGTAATCTACAATAGCACCCAGTGCATCTTTAACAACGATGCCTGCTAGTATATCGGGGTAATCGAATAAACTAATTATATTGTTTACTGGTGTTATCTCTATACGCTCGCGACTGGTAGACATACCTATCCACCAGTATCGTGTGTCTACTAATGACTCCTGATAATCCTGGACTACGCGCCCTGGTACCTTAGATTGTTGCCTCCATCTCCAGATCTCTATCTTATAGGCATTCTCTAGCCTGAATGCCTCACTGGCTCGCGGTGTGCTGTACTGGGGATAGGCCAGTGGTATATACTCTGGCTCGCAGGGGGCCAGCAATAAACGTAGGGGTATAGTCGACTGGAGATGTATTCTTTGACTGGTGCCAGGCGTGACCCCACGAAGAGAACGCGGCGGTGTGATATACAGGTAGTATCGCCACGAGCTGAATAATTCCTGGAACTCAAATATAACTGGAGATAATTTCATTATGGTTATGGCGCGCCTGGGGACAGTTTTTAATACATCATGGATGAGATGAGCTTATCTATTGTGGACATGATTAGATTGAGGGCCGCCGCTTACGCGCTGCTAATAGTAACCCCTTACCGCGAGCTGTAGTTAGTTCTCTATTCTTCTTGAGTGTCTTGCTACTGATACTCTTGATGCCACTAGAACTCATACTGAATCCCATGAGAGTACTGCCCTCCTTAACGCAGTTAAATACAGCGTTGACTACAGCATCTATTATGTCCTTACCGCTGGCCCGCTCGTTGTGAGTTATCTTACCACTAGCCAGTTGTAATATACCGCCCATCTCGGCCATCAGACTATGCGTCCAGGTACTATCGCGAGGTAGTATCAGTCGCCCCTCATTGAGTAGTTGTCGCGTTAGGTTATAGTAACTCAGCTGCGCTGTATTAGTGGTACTCATCTCAGTAGAGCGTATGCCGTGGGCGTGTAGTCGTTGTATAGTGGACTGAGATTGATACGAGTCAAATGAGCAGAGACTAATATGGCGGGCCTGACATATCTGCACTAACTTCTCCTCTATATCTAGGTAGGAGACTATACGCTGTATGCCCCTCCCTCTACCATCTCTATCACTATAGGGCTTCCACACTAGTAGACCATCTACTATGACGCCCCATCTACCATCCTCTAGCTTAGTGCTCCTTACGAAGGCAATAGCGGCACTATCCTTCTTGAGTCCGTAGTCTACGTGTAGATAGGAGCGGCCCTCACTGAGTCTCTCTAGCCTAGTTATCTGCAGTGATACGTAATAGCGTGTATCATCCCCATTGGCTATATCCAGTGGTATAGAACGTGCATCCAGACAAGAGAGACCCTTAACTGCCTCCTCTATATACTCCTTCTGGAAGAAGGAGCCGTGCTTACTAGAGCGTATGCCCTCATACTCCAGAGCTGCTGTCACGGGATCGCGTATGTAGTCCTCACTATTCTTGAGGCTATACTCACTGACCTCTGGTCGTAGATTGATATCCCAGGTGCGTAGGCGGAATGCCACCATGCGCGCATCGCGTGTCGCTACCTTATAGAGATTCTGTATGTAGTCCCCCTCACCCCAAGCAGAACTGATGGCTATCTTCTTACCTTTATCCCCGAAGGTACTCAGCCCCTTAGCTACGTTACTCCATATATCATCTGCCTTCGATTCCCCTAGCTCGTTATACTCGAAGCGGGCCGCCTCATCTAGAACCAACATCTTAAGGGAGTAACCTACTAGGGACTGCGAGTTAGTGTGTTTAGCGTAGATGGCTATATTTTTAGCCGGGCAACGTATCTCCTGCGTGAGTATCTCTATCTGACCACTGTTCACTAGCCCCTTGAAGTACCCGCTCTGGCTAGCGTAGCCCCTGATTGCGCCGAATAGCGTCTCATTGACCTGGGCCCCGCTTCGCGCTATAACAAATATAGCTATAGGGGATCCACTCAGGAGACCATAGTGCTTAGCTGGGTTATCTAGGTTAATAAGGCAATAGAACTCGTAGAGCACGCATATACTTGCTAGCACGCTCTTACCTCCTCGTCGCCCACACTCTAGTACCATGTTGACGTAGGAGCGGTCTGGTACCCAGGTGGTTACGTCTTGCTCAGCCCATCGTTGTAGTATAGCTAGCTCATCCTCTAGTAGAGGCTCATTATAGAGAGCGCGCAGTATAGCTCTCTGAGGCGGGAATAATGTATCACCGGGGGCCAGTAGATACTGCTCTGCAAATTCAACTATACCTATAACGTGCCCAGTCTTAACCTGAGCTAGGCCTTCATACGCTAACTCATCGAATAGTTCTATTGGATCCAGCTTACGTTTACGCGCCAAGTGTCACCTCCATACACATATTCTTAGTCTCTGTGTATTCTATTATGTCTATGTCAGGTTGTATAGCCTTGACTAAATTAGGATCCTCATTTATAGCGACATAGAATACGTCACCTTGGGGTATCATGTGTATTGCTGCAGGGCCCGATATTGTGTTTACTGGTAGTGATGGATTCAGATATATAGACGATATGGTACTCATAATATGAGTGCCCGCGTCTATCTCTAGCTCTATGTACTCATCTGGTATTGGTACATCTAAGCGGGGGGGCGATTCTATATAGCGTAGTGTCCAGGGCACAGTTGAATTGAAGCGGATAGTTACTACCGTTGTATTCTGCGGGACCTCTAATTGTACCTCTTGATCTAGACTATTGTCTCGAGAGAATGCAGTGTAGATTATAATAGTACTAGAGCTGCCTGACCGCAGTACGTATGCGCTTATACTGCCCTCCGCCTTAGTAGAGAGGATGGCTCTCTGCAGTGGTTCTAGACCCCAGCTATCTAATTCTGAGCGCATGATAAAATTACCCCTACTATCTATCATGTCGTAGGGGCCGGGCACTCTAACAGAATGTATATCCCTATTGAGAACTACGACAGGGTAATCAGTACTACTGAGTAATTGTATTATCCACCAATCTAATAGTGGCAGAGCGCCTAATAGCGCAGGGGCCCGTGTTCTAATTAATGACTCGAGGTTAATCACAATGAATAATGAGTTTAGACAGCGACGCTTTAGTAGTATGCCCCTCACTATGTGGTTAATAGCAGGCACCACGCATGTACTTGACTCTAGATTTGGAAGTTTATAGCACGGCTCGTGTAGTAATTGGCACTATGCTTAGTATTGAGGTGGTGGAATTTTATTATATGCGAATGAATAAAACTAACAGTCGAGGAGGCCACAGAACTATACCCTGCTGGCCTCTCTACTAAGTCGCAGCTATAGGAGTCATGTCTGCTCGTTGAGCAGTAAATTGATAGTGCAATTGTATACTGCAGGTGGTGCTACCGAGAGTGGTGCGCTAACTACGGTTTCTATGTGCACTACAGTACCCACGTTACTACCGCGGTTATTACCATTAGCTGGACTGGCACCAGTTAGGTTAGCCCCCCGTACTACCAGTGCATGAGTGAAGGGCCCTATCGGCCCCCCTGATGGCGTGAATGTAGCAGTAGCAACCAAACTAGCAGTGGGTGCTGTACGTGTTGGGATAGTGATGATTGGGGTAGTGACGATGAATCTACTATAACCACTAATCTCCCAGAGGGCTGCTTCAGCCATGGTGATATTCAGGCGGGCATCTATCTCAGTGGGGGTTAATACAGTACCTATACCTAGCTCGGGCCGATTGATTAGAATGACTACTAGATTAGTATTAATCTGAGATAGTAGGAAGGAGTATAGTGCTCTTGTGTACATGTTAAGGTAATGTTATGTTTAGACGGCTCTCTACAGCGCCGTCGATGATTCTATACACTATATCATCATCGAGGGGATCATATAACTCTATATCATAGAACCATGTCTGACGCGGTGCTGTAGTAGGTATCTGCTTAGTACGTGTGGCACCTAGATAGGGTTTAATACGTGTGTAGATCACTCCATCTCTATCTACTGTAGTTAGAGGCTCAAACTCAAAGTTAGCAAATAACTCACCATCCTCTCCATCTCGTATCTGGCCCCGGCACTGCAGTGCTGTTAGGTCTCCCTGACGTAGTATAGTCAGTAGATCCCAGAGGGCCCCTCGTATAATAGCTCTATCCTTAACTAGATCTAGCTTAGTTACCATAATCTCAATGTTGCTGTTACTGTCTGCTGTATAACTACGCCCTGTACAATACTATGACTGAGGCGCACCTTATCAATTAACCACTGCTGTTTGTATAAAATACTATCTAATAATGGAGGGCTATCTAGTAGGAATAATTCCTGAGTCTGGGCTCTATATTGATATAGCGTAGTCTCCTCACCATAATTAATAGTAGACCAGCCCGTATACGTTCCTATCCAGGGTTCCTCTAACCTAGTGGGTAACTCACCTACTAGATTAGGTAGTGTACGCGTCATCTGCTCTACGCTTGGTGGACCAAGGGGATCTAGTAGATTAGTAGGTCTTAACTTACTCCACTGGAGAGTATTAGGCGGCGCTATATTACCTGATACGTGTTGATATTCATAGTAAGGCCATATCACTCGTCCAGTCCATAACCAGCCGGGTAATAGGGGGTGTATACCCTGACTACTTAACAACACCAGCCTACCACTGAATATAGGTACTAGATCATCCGCTGAGGGATAACGTAGTGTATAACCATTATCTACCATTGGTATATATGGCAGGAGATGCTCTACTAAATCTACTGGTAAGTAGATATATCGCCTATTGGCCCAGCTCTGGCCATCTATTCTTACAAATACGGCTATCTCCTGCCAGCCGCGACGGCCCCATAAATCGCCGCCCAGCCACTGGATTCCTACCCATGTATAACTCTCTGCCTCTATGACTAGTGCATCTAGGCCCTTATATTCAAATAGACCTGCCTGCGGCTGATAAGGCCGCGCGGGGTTGAGCCGCCGTTGTTCTGCTACTAGTTCTTGCCATGGTTTAATAGTACTCAATTCGGCCAATCTCCTCTTTAGCTACTAGGTAATTATCATTCTCGTATGTAGCAAGAATGAATATATTACTCCATTCTCTTATAGATAAGAAGAATATGGGCTTATAGTCACCTTCTCTATATATTACGCCTATAGATGATTGTATAGGCACAGTGCGAGCCTGCGGGATAGACCTGCCTAACGGTATAAGCGTATTAACTGATAGACCAGAGAACATAGTAGCCGTCAGTAACCTTACATCTCTTACACTGACCCACCAGCTCTCTGGCCCATTTGCCAATACTATGCAGCCATCCTGTAAATACATGGCCCGGCTGTTTATACGAGTACCATCTATTAGATACGTCTCGTATAACTCTGCGCCTATAGTCTCATTTATTGTGTAATTTCGTATAAATCTAGTAGCAGCGCGGAGTAGACCTAGGTTAGGAATTATGGGCCCCCGCGGCGGCCGGGTATTAAACCACGTCTTATCGCCTTGTCTTACGCTCTCTACTGTCTCTATTGGCATCGTTACAGTTATATCCCCTAGTCTACCTACTATCTGACGGCCCCGACTAGTATAGACTATATCTGCCTCTATCGTTGTAGCGTCTCCTATTCTATCTATGTAGAAACGACCTGAGCCCAGAGATTCTAACCATACCTCCAGGTCTATTATACTATCACTCCATCGAGATGGAACCCCAGTAGTAATCTGGAGTACTTCGTTGACTGGCGTTCTTACGTCTCCTGCTGCTGTTTCTAATATGAGGTCATTATCAATTAATCTGACTGCCTCTACTATGAGGCTATCTATGTATGTGACTAGCGCAGTGCGACGTATAAGCTGTACCTCTGGCGCTATACCCTGCTCTAGGTACTCTACCACAGCCGCCTCTGCGTCAGCGGCCCAACTAAACGGACGTGTTAGCGTCTGCGCCACTGGGGCATTATAGGTCGGCGTGCCATCTGGCCTAGTGTAGATAGTATTATTGTCTTGTATTATAGTCAGTACATCTCGTAGATTAGAACGGGCGGGCCCCACTGTCACTATCTTATCAGTGATAGATAGAGTACCCGTCACCTCAGACTCTATCTTACCTACTAGATATCTCATAGTTACAGACTGACCTATGTATATCAGTAATCTCATTAGACTCTCCCTTATTTCAGAACTTTTATATAATTACGTATAGAAGTAGTAAATGGATCTCTGTTAAAATCTACCGCAAAGGCTACGTCAACAAGAGCAAGTATCTGATTATTAGATAGCGTATCAGGATTTATGTCGGGATTAGTATTTAATATTGCTTGTGCCTGATTCTTTGCTATTTGTTCTACTTGTATAGACGAAGTAGAATGGTTAATAATAGCTCGGCCAGTTGTAGCATCTGGGGCCTGTCCTACTACTTGATTAGTAGGCGTACCCAGCTCATCAGGTAATTGCTCTACTATATCCTGTATATCACCTGTATTAGCTACTCTAGGTACTACTAGAGACCCGGGATTAATCTTTTGCTTGACTAGATTTAATATACTTTCTATCTGACTATCTTCAACTATTGCCTGTTTATTCTCTAGATTGACCCTTACTGTCTCTCTAAGTACTGAATCCGTTATTGGGGGGCCTCCTATCTCTGCAGTAAGCTGGTTAGCAACTGCTTCTTCTGATATGGCGCCCCCTCCCATAATAGAAATAACCTTATTAGCTGGAGAGGCCGGCGCAGATACAGATGCTGGTAGCGTACCTGTATTAGTTTGTAATGTATTGTGGGGTGATCCTACTGGTACAGCTGGCGCGGTTAATGTATTCGTAGGTATAGGTACTATAGAATCAATAGTATCGAATGTATAGTCTATAATAATAATAGGTTCATCATCAATAGAGTCTACAGTAGGGGTTGAGATAATTGGGGTACCGTCAGGATTAAGTGGAAGAGGTACTTCCCCTTCTGGAGGTTTTACTAAAGTAACTCTTATATTACTAATTAATCGTTTATCTAGTATCTCGTTAAGTATTCTGAGAGCTCTCTTTTTATCAGAGATATCTTCAAGAGCCTTGAGCTTCTGGGTCTCAGTGGCGCCTGGGCGTAGAGTGTTAGCAATTTTTATAATGTTATTATATACACCCTCATCAGTTATAGCTCTGGGATACTTCTCATTATATTCACTGAGTACCTGATACCTTAAACTAGTCGCAACGCTGTCAGATACGCCGGGCCTAACATTCTTAATATAATTAACTAATTCGGCCGGGTTCATGTCCTGTGGTCTATAACCTTCTCTGTACAGAATAGTGGTTAACGAAGCAGGATCATCTTCTACTGGAAAATCAACATTATTACGTATAATTTGTCTAGCACGTAGTACTTCTTCAACATCAGCACTTGGATAGTTATCAGCTATCCATCTAGACGCATTATCTATAGATACATTCTCATTACGCATTTGGATGGCTATGTCGCCACTTTCTTGACTTACCTTATTTATATTAGGAATATCCCTTCTTGTTAGGGCGTTTGCATTATTAACAACATTATTAGGAGAAGCGCTAGCTACATTACTGGCCCCAGGAGTTATAAACCTAGTGAACCTAGCCGCGACGTTACTACTACTGAGATAATTCGAGGGAGGTTGTAGTATGCCGGGAGTGGCGCGCTGTGTGAAGTTCACTGCGCTACTCTTAGCCTTATTAGCAGTAGAGAGAATGGCACTACGAACGCCTTGAGTAGACTGAGCCAGACTACCAGTTATCTTAGCACCTGGCCCAGTATTTAATATACCAGTCTTTGATATAACCTTACCCGCGAGTCTTGCTGGTACAGATGCAACCTTAGTACCAACACCAACTACCTTGCCAAGCGCTGCAGTTTCTATTTTAGTAGGAGCCAGTATAGTTACTGCGTCCCTGGCTGCCTCAATAGGTGTGTATTGCCTGCTATCTCCATTAGCAACTGTATTAATTACATCGCCCGCAGCAGCCCCTGCGGTGGATGCTGTTACTACTCCCCCTACAATACTAATAGTCGTAGGTACAGAGCCTGTGGCTACAGTAACGGCCTGCACCGTAGCCTCAATACTTGCTTCAGTATGTATATTTTTCATCCTTAAGTTTATTTATTGCATCTTCACCAGTTACTTCAAATACTTGTCCTATAGAGACGACGTAATATCTGCACGCCCCACCCCTATCACATACCTCATGCACGCTAAGGCGCTGGCCGGTGATGGGGTCAGGATCCCTGCTCTCCCATTGAGAGAGCGTTTTGCCATCGATTCCCCGCTTAGCCATCTCAATATCCTCAATTATAGCCAGGGCGCTATCCACCGCATTGGCCTGCTCTTCTACTGTAGTCCGGCTTATAGCCTCTTTGAGACTGGCAGGTATATGTTCTATCTTAGTTATCTCACACTTATCCTCCGTTAGAGAGCGTGTCTCGAATTGTAGCGTATAGTATGTTCTATCGCTACGCGCATGTGCTACCTCGAGTAGTGATAGGTGTCCGCGGAAGCGGGGATTACCTGTTTTAGCTGAGCGTATCACTCCCTCCTCTACATCGAAGGCCTGGTAGCGTGCCATGTTAATCTCTACGTCTAGATCAGCCCCACTCAGGTATGCGTGCTCGTAGAAGCTTTGCATAGCGCCATAAGTATCTAGCTTAGCCATAAGAGTCCCGACCTTATCCTTACCAGTAGCATGAGATAGATAGGTAGCCGGGCTCGGTTTATCGCCATCTACTCCAGTGAACATCCCTACTACAGTTATCATTACACTATCTATCCCCATGTGCTGGTAGATAGGTGTGCTGCCTGGTACCCGCAACTTAGCAATATTAGCCTTAACTCGTATGTGTAATCCCGGCAGTGCGTTGGGTACATCCTTACTCGCTGTCATAGGTATGACTGAGTCCATAGCCGGCAATAGACTGAAGAAATAACTCTTATTAGTGTCTACTTGTGTAACTCTCATACCCCAGTCTGCCGCAGGTGGATACGTTATAGTCGGCTCCTGCTTAGTTGTTAATTTGCTGGAATCTCCCTTAGAAGGATCTACTTCATTACCTGTAGGTATACCTATACTACCCGGAGTGGCAAGTTCTGCTACATACTCACTGGCCTTATCTCTTCCTGCCTCGGTGAAGTCTTCAGTAAGAGGCAATGTAGAAACTTCTCTGAGGTACTTTATAGCTTCTGTTCTGGCTTCATTATTTAATTGGTCACTATCTAGTAGTTCTACAATAAGATCTATATCGCTATCGTAGGTAGGAGGACTAAGATAGAAGTTAACGGGATACTCCTTACCTGTTACTATATCATTCAACCCCAGCTTAGTGCCAACTGTTGTGTTAGGTGCGGCGGCCGGTACTCGTGGGGTAGTATTGGTATTACTCACGCAGGCTCTCCACTATTACTAGGAATTGGGCTATGGTGTGGTCAGATAGATAAGAGGGTATATGAATATACTGCCCGCGGTAATACAGCTCTCTATACGTATTAGTCGTACCTGCCGTTAGGAGGCCTAGTGGTAGCGTTGTTAGGTAATCGAGCTCCTCATCTGTGAAGTCAGCTATAGGGAGGCCCTGTAATAATAGGGCCAGTCTATTATCGTAGCCCCGCGCTGCCAGCTGCGGTACGGTACGACGATATAGTGCCCCTGCGATGAGGGGCACAGCGTGATTAATTGGTATACGCGCTACTATACTTTCTAATATGTCAGACACTGTAGGCTCGAGACATAGGGTAATATAGTTATGGTGCCGCTTACGATTATTTGTAATCTAATGCGTATGCGATTTCTAACCAATGGTACATCATTATCACCCTGACGCACTAATACAGTGGGAGTGAGCCCAGACAATGTAGTCTCATTCTCAATGAGGGGTATATTACCATCTACCAGCGTAGAGGTAGGAGTAGGCATTTCAGTCCAGGTCTGGCCCCCATTGGAGCTGGCACTGGCTACTACACTACTACCCTGCGGTAGGAAGGCGCGGTATATAACCTTGACATTAGTGTAGTCACGCGTAGGATAATCTATGCTGATCCAGGTAGCTCTAGAACGGGCCCGCCCTATAATCAGCATACTCCTGTTGAGGTAAACTATGGGTGTCGTGCCTGTAGTGAAGAGCACTAGTCTCATCTCTAGATTATCCGGCAGCTCCGTAGTTCGCTCTGGTAAGGACACTAGCTCCTGCCCTTCCTTATAGAAGGTAGAGAATGAGCCCCCCTGACCTAGGTTATAACTCCAGAGGCTATTGAGCTGTGTTAGGTCTACCTGAGTATCCGCCTCAGGCGCCGGGCTATAGGTGAAGTCTATATAACCTGTCGAACCTAGACTCCCTCCTATTAGTTGGTATGTTAGATCACTATTGGTCTGTGACTGCCAGTTACTACCACTGCGTGTCAGGAGGTAGCCGGGTATGTCTGGCCCCTCTTGGTATCGTGATATAGCAGGCTGTGCGTTTGTATTGATGTGCATAGAGCCCGGGCTAGTGGCACTAATGACCACACAGTAACTACCTGCCACTAGATTGATGGGCGGGTCGAAGGTCAACTCTACTGGTGTATCAGGGCTACCGCTCGTTACCTGCAGGCGGACCCGTCCTAGCTCCCTCTCCTCTGGTATATTATTGGGTGCTGCTACTAGACTCACCCAAGCGCTTATGGCCCCCGCAGGATATACGCGTATACCCGTTATAGTATTGGCTGTTGATAGAGTAAACAGTTGTGCCATGCCCTCCCTGACCTGTACTACAGCTGGTGCGGGGGCTCCAGTGGAACCAAACTCCAGACACTGTCCTATTGTCCATCCATTTCCTGTTGCTGTTATAGATGGTACTGCGCTACTAGAGGGGACTGCTATATTTGCTACTAGTATGCCACTGACATCAGCCCTATAGCGCCCGTCTTCTATAGAGCCACGGGTTACTGTAGCCTGGGGAGTCCGTCCATCTATTTGTAATACTATACCACTCTCTAGAGATAACAGACCCTCTATAGTGATTGTGACTTGCACTGCCTCGGTGGCTATAGTGAGATGGCCTAGCTGGTACTCGATGCGCCTTGCATCGGGTGCTACTACTGGTGGGTTGAGCGTCATACGTACGTCTCGTGTCTGGGCTGCTAATCCCAGACTGCCTGTAGCACGTCGTTGATCAATTATGAGATCAGGGGCAGGCCGTAGATATGCCGTCTGTAGACTCCCTCCAGACTCCGTTATGGTTACATTACTACTACCGCCTATAGTTAGGTTATCGGGCCTGATTGTGTTGTACGAGCTAGGTAATGTCATGTAACCTGTCATAGCACAGTCAAAACCAGGAGCTGTGATGTCAGTTCCCAGTGTATTCTGGAAGGATTCTACAAAGCCGCTCTCTAGAATACGCGGGGCTCCCGAGTAGAAGTTAAGTCGTTCTAGAGCTATATCTATAGCCTCCTCTCGTAGTGTGTTCAACTTAACCTGTAGATCTCGCAGTAGGCCGGGCTCTACCCATCTATTATCGCTGGCTATTAGTTCACTATTGCTTATACGTGCTAGCGTGAGGGGCCCCGTACCTATTCTCACCTCACCTTTCTTATCTATGACGATCTCACCACTAACCACCATGGGCAGATAGACAGGCTCGTATAGATCCACTATCTTACCATCTATGAAGGCCCGGCCGGGCTGGACGGCCAGACGTTGAATAGGTTGATTCTGTGTTAGGTCTATCTCTAGCGCATTATCGAAACGCAGGCCTAGTACCTCTAGGCCTCGCTGTATGTAGTTGCCGTATACCTCTTTGTCTACTAACTCTATGGCCTCCTCGAGTGATGCTACTTTACTGCGCGGGGCCCGACTGAATCGCTTACCATCGTATATGAGTATCTGGCCCTCCGATATCTGCAGGAATGGGTAACCGTCCTGCCCTACTACTGGTTCAGGAAATAGGATACTGCGCCCATCATAATCTATCCGGTATATGCGGAGTGTAACGTTGGCGTCACTGGTTATAGTTAGCTGGGCTGGGCTAATGCGATACCAGCCCTCCTCCTCTATATATATCAGACCACCTTGTATTGTTAGACTGGGGGGCGCCCATATTATATCTACCTCCGCTAGGTAATAGACATCGTATAGACTGCGGCTCATTTCCTCTACATGCAAGTGTAAGAGATCCTGCATCTCTATGAGCTCTCGCGCTTGTAGGGGCCGGCCATCCGTGAATAGTAGCTTAGTTCGTTCCATATACTACTACCTCCATTATAGATGGCACGTCTGTTGTCGAAATTCCAAATGCGTCTATAGACCACTTCAGCTCTCCACTACGCGGGCCAGGAGATACATATTCATAAGTTAGGCGAGATAGTCCTAGTCCTGCATCTAGTATGACTGTGGTTGGGTTGTTTAGAACGTACCAGCCCCCTGTGCTGAACTGTATCCTTACTTGTAGCGTACTCGATGGCGGCATTAGTGCTGTTATGGCTATTGTAAATTTCGTACTCGTCTGGAGAATAGGCTGCCAGTTAGATATATGCTGCGTGGGTGACAGGTTACGATAGAGGGATACTGTCCCTATTTCTATGATGGGAGTTAGGGCTGCTGTACCTGTGGATACTGCACGTAGGAGGAGTGTAGACTCTACTCTATCTAGACATATAGGTGTATTAGGCGCTATAGATATCCAGTTAGGATTTTCGCCCGCCTTGTACTGATAATCTATTGTGCAGCCTGCTGGTACTATGTCTCGTACATTGAGGGCGAAGGCCGTCATACTGTAAGAGTAGCTACCTAGATCTATACTAATCGGAGTCGTCGGGAATACAGCGCGGTAGAGCCGCATACTAATATCTTCTCTCTCGTGATTAGAGATGATAGTACCGTCACTGGACCAGATGTTACCATTTATGCCTAGCTGCTGTCCTATTAGAAGCCCCGCATCTAGTATATCGGCCTCTCCTATCTCACTAGTGAATACGCTCCAGTCTCCCTCTGTACTGCGGAAGCCTAGTGTATAATACTGATCCTCCTTGAGATAGATGGGAGTAGGGAATACGTATTTAGTCCAGAGCCGCCCCTGTATATCAGGTAATACCGCTCCACTGACAAGAGCCTCTCCTAGTAGTATCTGCCCCGGTGTAGTAGCTGTGCCATCCCGCAATGATATAACTAAGGCTCCTGATGCCGGCGCCGATGCTATTCTTATCTCAAGACTGCTCAGGTACATATCAGAGGGTGCCTGAAATGTCTGCATCAGTGGGTCGAAGCCTACCCTCGGCATCAGGGGTAGGGGCTGGGTATCTATTGAGGATGATGGTAACCCCCAGGAGGCCGCCCCGCCTAGCGCCACGTGGGTCAGGTTATTATTAAATATCGATATCGTATTACTTACACTCAGTGTATCAGACTGTAGCACTACGGCATGGACACCGGGGGGTAGCGCGGGCAGGAATAACTCGATCTCGAGTATGCCATTAGATCGGGGCCGGAACGCGAATGGTAGGGTGCCCGATATTGGTGTGTTATTAATTGGTACTGCAGTAGTCATGATAGTGTCAGCTATCAGTAGTTGATAGCTGGCCTGAGGGAGCCCCTCTCCTCGTATAGTGTATCGTATATTCTGGGCCCGCGCCTTATCTATCTCCTCGCTCCCCATTAGATTAGCACCTATAGCTGGTATAGCCTCACCTGCTGATATAGCCTCTCGTACACGACGAGATAGCCGCGTGAACTCCGCTCTATTGCCCTCATTGATAAATCGATAGAGGGGATTACTAGTGGAGCTGAATAGAGCAGCTCCTCGGACGGCCAGCTCGTCGCAGGGGTTAATCCGCCCTAGATCGCTATTAGCCATGATGACTCTGCGGCAGAATAACCGCGGGGCTGTAGTTTGCTGTATACTTCTCTCTTTCGTCAGCTTAGTTTGCTCGAGGAAGATACTCTCTGTATATGTAGGTACTACAATGTAGGGGTCTCCTGCGTTATTAGGTCTAGCCGAGGGAGCCGTTGCTCTGACATCGCTATATACTCTATTGGATGTCAGACTATTAGTTAGAGGTGAGAGCATACCTGTACTCTCCGTTAGGTTAATGCCGTTACTATCCACTAGGGCATCTATAGATGTAAAGTTAGGTACGGCTCCTGTATTAGTGAAAGCCAGCCCCTCTGCTCTAGTTGTGAGTCGTAGTCTATCTATATCATCTGATAATGACGATACAGCGCTGGCTAGCTGCCGTATACTATCGTAATTGACAGGACGACAGTCGATAGGCTCAATGATGGCGCTATTATTACTTATAAGCACACGTGCTAATGGTAGTACTGAACCACTAACAGCAGGAGGCTGTGGATTAACTCCTACCTCACCATATATGACAGCGGGCTGCCCCTCCTTATCTAGCGTCACTATAGCTATGCGGCTGAGGAAATAACTATAGTCTACCTGGAATGTAGTATTAGGTGCGGGGCTCCGTGTACCAGTAAATACTATAGTGTCAGTAGCCGTCAGGAGATTGAAATCTACTCCTAGTGTTAATTGACTAGAGTACGTATACGTCACAAAATAGGTAGTACCAGGTGCCGGCTCTATAGCCCCTGTGCCATTAGGAGCCCACTCCAGTCTACCACCATCGAGAACCTGGAAGTCCCGGCCCTCTATGTAATTAATAGAGCCCTGGAATACAGATTTCACACTAGATACAGTATCTCGCCCTAGGTAGTCACTAGTGCCGGGTGTAGGCCCGCGCACTATGGCAGCCGTATTCTCCTGGAGCGTAGCTACTAGTCGCGTTACCTCCTTGACGGGTCGGCGAGTTAACATAAACTCATTAGTACTGGCTGCACCTCCAATGGGTCCGATGGGCACGTCGACGCCTAGTAAATTACTGGGGGCCCCTCCTGTGATAGTGATACCTATGGTAATGTTCACTAGGTTAGACGTGGTACCTATACCTATGGACTCCATGACGAGTGTCAGTCCATTACGGCGGAAGGCTATGGCATCTCGGAGTAGATTACGGGCCGCATCCGTAGTAATGTTGGTACCAGTAATAGTACTATTACTATCAGTACCAGTAGCTATGCGAGCTATTACGTAGTCTATGAAGGTTTCTACTGAGGTGGCTGCTGAAGTATTAGCCGTCACAGTTATAGTCAAGTTATTGATAGGAGCAAAGCTTATGCTTACTTGGGTACCCTGTGCTAGTACATTAGCCCACGTGGAGGTACCCTGCAGCGATATGGTGCGGTTGGCTATAGCAGTTATACCTGCATAAGTAAATGTAGCCGCCGTTACTACCTGACTATCTGTGGTACGCTGTAGTGCTAGATTTATTGGTGTATCAATAACTACTCTACGCCCCACGACGTAGGCTACTCCAGGTGCCAGTGACATACCAAGTGAAGACTCTGACCTACGTCGGGCCTCCTCTAATTCTGCTAGCCCGCCCAGTGCTGCCGTCTGTCTCTCTCTGTAGGTAGCCTCTAGTGTAGCTACCAGGGCCTCTTCTTCCACTACACGCGTCTCAAGATCAGCGAGTATAGTCAGGTTAGCGGGCGTGGGGCTGACACTACTTATATCCCGTGCATCATCTAATCGCAGTAGTAATCCATCTAGTCTACTCTTACTCTCTAGATATAGGCTACGTGATTCAGTAGCCCGCGCCTCTAGTGTAGAGTAATTTTCATTGAGCGTCACTAGACTGGTATCAGCTAGAGTGCGGGGGCGGTCCAGTAGCGCTAGGTCCAGCCCTCGCACGCAGAAGTTACCGTGTCTCTCAAATACTCTCTCTGCTAGTGTCTCCTCAATACCACCAGGTAGGTCCCTCGCTCTATTAATAGGTAATCCATTGCGTATAGAGTAGAGGGGATACCCTCGCCCCGTAAGGACTATACTACTATTAACTACTAATCGAGATGCCCCCCGGGGCCCGTATTGATTGCCGGCCCGCATACTCTCATCCTCGAGTACGGTAGTGGTGACCTCGAGATAAAATGTAGTCTCTCCTTCTCGTGATACCTGAAAGCGCGTGGGCTTAGTCTTGACTACTACACCCGCAGCATATACACGGCCTTCAGTTATAAGAATATCCATGGTCGTACCGTCATCACCTACGACGACTAACTCTACACCCGAGAGTATAGTACCATCTCTATAGAGCGTATCCATACCGGTCTGGAACTGGCCATGCACTATTGATTGCATCTCTAGGAGGTCCTGCGCCACTAAGGGTTGGCCGTCCTCTGGTAGTACTTTCACCCAATTACTATCGAGGGTATAATTCTCGGGGTATTCTGGTCTTTGTAATATAGACATCGATTAAATAGGTAATATGAATTTAACGCGTGTGCGGTCAGTAGGGGTTGCGTGAGTCACGGGGGTGAATAGGAGTGCCATCTGCGCAGGGCCCGTGTCGAGCCATTCGCCGGGTAGCCAGAAGTCAGCATTAGTATTCGCGCCTGTTTGTAATACTACATCAGTTAGCAGTGATGCAGAACGGAAGGCCCCGGGTACCTGCTCACCTGATACTATTGCTTCTACGTATAACGCCTGGGGTAATAAGCCTAGGAGTGATATAAGGTTAGCTCTATCGTTAGGTATTATGTTCCAGCGCTGGTCCCCCTGTATAATATCACCGCCGCTCTCTACTCTATAGGCCAGTGATACTCGGTGAGGGCGTAGTATAACCTGTGTGCTCAGGAATGCAGGGTCCTGCGGTATAGGTCTATCCGGCGGCTCATCTATATCTAGTGGGTTATCGGGGGCCCATGTCGTATAGCGGCCTATTCCCACACGTAAGGGCAGTGTGTCTCTCATCTGTATCAGACGATATACCCGCCCTTCTGGTGTAGTCTTACTTATGATGGTAGTACTCATTATCTCACTATGGCGTCTTCTATTATGGCATTGACTATCTCACGACTGGTTATACCAGCGCTAATCAATGAGTTCTGACGAGGCCCATCGTATGCTGTAGCCCCTATTCCCGTTATATATACATTCTTTATTAGACGAAAGCCGGGCTTAACTAGTGGAAATCTAACTAATATTGGATCAGCAGGATAATTCATTGGCCACGATGGGTAGAAGCCAGTCGCTAATACAATAGAATCCACATCCGGTATCTCTCTACTATTAGTTATGCGGGGTATCTCCTTGTAATTATACTGGGCTAGCTCATTGGCTATATATGGCGTGATGCTGGGCCCCCATCTCTTAACACGAGATAGGTACTCAGCACGTTTATTTAATGGGAGGGTTCTATAGTATCCGCCCAGCGCTGTCTTATTATACCAGTGCGCGTAGGATGGAGCGGGGTAATTATCTATACGGTACCCCCCGTGACTCCAGGTAACTTCATTGTTCTGCGCTAGGTGCGCTACTGCCTCTGCCGCGCCCTGACCGCTACCTAATACTAGGAGGCGTTTATTAAGTGCCGGGTGCTTCAGGTAGTGACTGAGCGTATGAGTATCGTAACCCACTGTCCAATCAGGCACGCGCTGCTCTCGTTGTCCTGTAGCTATAACCAGGGGGCCCTCCTCTAGGGGGCCTATCTCTAGACCCATGCTCAGTGCTCGTTGTAAGGCCCACTGTAAGTAGCCCTCGAATACATCCCTGTTGCATCGTTCCTGCACTGCCTCTATCTCACGCTGGCTCCCCAGTATAGGCTCTCGTTGTAGGTAGTGACAGAGGCTGTAATCAGCGCCCTCTATATTAGTACATAGGTCAAAGGAGATAGGACTCCTCATCTGTAGATTGGGTACTACTTCATCTTTACTCCAGCTGCTCAGGGGCCTCGGGTCCCATGCACGTACAGATAGACCTTGATTAAGTGCTTCTAACGCTACTGATAGGCCGCGCGGGCCTAGTCCCATTATATTTACAATCACAAATTATAGTCCCCGTTATATACCATACGCCGGTGCTTAACCGTACCGTTTGATCTATTGTACCTAGTGACAGCGCAGTATCGCTAGTATTACCTACTCTATACTATACGCTGCGCCTGCTATTAACCTGAATGTTAGGCAGGTTCCCAAGAGTACCAATCTACGCCATCCCATGTGAACTCTGCCTGTATACTCGTGCTGGTATTACCCAGCGTCAGTACGGTAGCGCTAGTATTGGGATTCTTAACTAGAATATTAAACGCGGGCGCCAGATTCAGTATACGGAAACGCGTACCCACCGTAGGGTTAGGCGGTAATAATACATCTCTGTTCGTACCACCAGGGTCCAGGTGTTGTGTACCAGCGCTGGATAGTGTGAGAGTCAGCGCCTCAGTGAGAGACTGCCTATTCAGTGATACCTGATTACTGAGGTTGGCTGCGTTCCATCTACTGGTAGTGGCATTCCACGTCAATACCTGTCCCTGCGCAGGGCTAGTAATAGCTACATCAGATAGACCTGCCAGAGCGCCGCCTCCACTATTAACTGTACCCCAGCGCAAACCAGTGGCTGTAGTGCTATCGGCCAGTAGTACCTGGTCGTTGCTGCCTACAGGGAGCCGACTTAGTACTGTGGCACCCTGTACCAATAGATCCCCCTTAGCTACTGCAGGAATTAGAGTATTGAATCTAGTAGTTACACGTGCATCAGTGTAGTAGAGATTAGTTGTACCCTCAGCTATATCATCAGTATCAGCGGGGGCCTGCCACCGTAGCCCCGTCGTCGTTGTAGAGTCAGCTACTAAGAAGGTGCCATTAGCCCCTATGGGCAGACGAGCATTGGTAGTACTATATGTATGTAGATCGCCCTTAGTAGTAAGAGGGCTAGTGAAAGTAGAACCAGTTGGTGTGGTAGGAACCCAGTTACTAGTTGCGCTATTCCACGCTAGGTACTGCCCATTAGTAGCTGCTGTATTGCTGACATTCAGTAGATCAGATAATTCCGCCAGCTCGATACGCGCATCTACTCGAGCGCTTGTATGATAGAGGTTAGCGCCCTCAGGTAGATTAGTAGTAGTGGCTGGACCCGCCGCCAGAGTAGTAGGTATCCAGTTACCACTCTGATATGCTAGAACCTGACCATTAGTTACGCCTGCAGTATTAACATCATTGAGGTCATTGAGCAGCGCTCTATCTAGCCGTAGCCACTCAGTACCATTAGAATAATAGGCACCCCCCGCGTCATTGACTGCAGCAAACATACCTCGGTAGGTATTAGCTGGTGGTAGGCCACCTATATTAGCTATATTGGTGCTCCACCTAATAGTGCCTGTAGTGTGGATATTATTATCACCATCTATTAGATTATTGAGCGCAGTCTGTCTGTTATTTACATCATTTAAATTATTGAGCGCTAGTAAATCCCCCCCACCAGATGCTGTAGCATTAACCCAGTTAGTGCCATTCCATGTTAGGTTTTGCCCTATAACAGGAGTAGTTATAGTCACATCACTCAGCGTATTAATACCAGTGCTATTTATATGCGTGCGTACCCAAGCAGTAGTGGCCAACCGCGTATTATTGTCGCCACTAGGAGGTGTGGGAGCAGTGGGGGCCCCGGTTAGTGCTGCGTTATTGATAGGGGCTCGTGTTGCCAGGCCGGGTACGGTAGGCGCTGTTGCTGTACCACCTAAGTCGCCGGTTAGCCTGATAGTACCTAGTACGCTGGCTGTAGCGGGCCCAGGTAATAGGGTACTCAGATTAATGCGGTATGGTGTTACTGTTCCATTACGAATTAGCACCATTACCATTGAGTCTCCAGTTATTATGCTGGGGAGTAGTGGTAATGCTAGTGCAGTCTCTTGAATAGTCATATAATTTGCGTTGTAGTAAGGATTAAATGTTAAGAGTCATATTAGACGCCTCTGGACTCTAACTTGTAGGATGACTTTTTTCTCCTACACTATATATTCTAATATTAGAGTACCCCATATTTAATCATAACCCTGAGAGCAGCGGCCTGATATGTAGCGCATACTCAACGGATTTAGTATTAACCCTCTTTATCACTTTATCGTCTCAAAGCTCTATCGACACCACCACTATGACAGACCATCTCACCAATCTCTTTCTCAGTCTCCCTTACGAAAGCGCCATGCAGGATTTGGGGGGCCAATACTATGATCAAGTTGCGGCTGCGGATTTTCCCCGTCATATCCTTCGTTTTCGCAATGATGCTTTATTACCTTTGGTGGGAATTCAGCCAGAATTAACCTTAGATGAGCATTTTATCGAGGCTTTTGGTAAATTTCAAGCCCTTACCCCCTTTTTAGCCCTGCGTTACCACGGTTATCAATTTGGCGAGTATAATCCTTTTTTGGGAGATGGTCGCGGTT